AATGGGCGGAAGCGGATCACACTGTCAAAGCTCTTCTGTCTATAAAGGGGAGCAGTGCCAAAGCTGCCAAGCTCGGTATAAACTGTGTACGCTGTATTGTAGAAATTAGATTTGTGTAAGATAGCGCGGCAGATGTTCTCGACGTCAGCCATGTAGACCTTGACGTCGTCACGATCCATCATGTCACGGTCGGGCGTGCCGAAGCGAAACCACGGTCGAGCTGGACTGGTCATGCCGGACATAAGCCCAGCTCCCAATGTTCGCATCGCCTGCGTTGCGGTGTTGTCTATAATGTTGTTGTTACGCTTTCGGCCTCGCGTGCTCTGGCTCTCCATCAAGAACCGACCTCGACGAGGTACTAAGTAATCAGATAACTCCATCCAATGACTGCGCCACGACGAGCGGTCGTTCTCTAACTTGATGTAACGACGCAGGGCTGTAGACCTTTTACCGTTTGGCGGCACGCTGTTTTGAATTGTGTCTGGTGATACCAATGGCATGGATTAATTCCCCAACAAGGTTTTCTTAGTTGTGTCGGCTGGAGCAAGAACTCCGCCAGCGCCTGTTCTCTGAGTTGACGACTGGCCCGCTGCTGACTGTGCAGACTTACTCTGTGATTTATTTTTCTTTGCTCCAGTCGAAGACTTAGTGGCCTGCTTAGTCTCAGCAACGGGAGCTGGAGGCGGAGGAGGCGGGGGAGCGGGAGCAGGTGATGGTCTAAAAGGATTGCCCATAATTAATACCCCAACAGTGTTTTCTTAGAAGTGCTTGCTTCTTCAGTAGCCAAAAGGTTCTTTGTCTTGTTAGTCCCAGCGTTACCCGCCGCTAACTTAGATCGTTTGATCTCGTCGGCGCGTGCCTTCTGAACAGCCACGTCGGTTTTTCTAGCGACAGGCGCGACAGGGGCAGGGGGTGGTGGAGGCGCTATGGGAGCAGGAGCACCCCCACCGAAACCGGGGATAAATGTGAGTAGTTTAAATATATTCATATCGATCACCTTTAAATAATTAGTTAGACAGTTGTACCAGCAGATGCATTGCCGCTTATGCTACTGCTAGAGCCAGAGCTGCTGTACCCACTAAAGCTATCACCATCGCCGCCATTGTTATCGTTGTTAGTTGCCGAGAGTAATGTTTTCTTTTTGACGGGTGCGACAGGTTTGTATTTACCTAGCTTGAGCCGCTTCTGATCAGCGTCACTCAAATTCTTCTCGGCTGACTTAGCCATGTCGGACTGAGGAGCGACTGGAGCGACAGCGGCTGGTGCTGGAAGTGGGGCGGCTGCTGATTGCATTCCACCGAAGCCGGGAGCAAAAGATAGATTGAAAAACGACCACGGCTTCCTAGTCAAATGATTATACAGGCCGTTGGGGACTAGGGCGTAAGTGTCTATCGCAAGGATCGTCTTGACGTGGCCGACGCAGTTGTTCCATTGCAATGGTCCATGCGGAGGAGTAGAGCCAACCGTCGTCTCGATGACTTCAAAGCCTAGCTGTTCGTAATATGATTTGAGATCGAAGTCCGCTGCTGCGTCGCATCGTATCTTCGGAATGCCTTTGTCCCAGTCATATGTGATCCAATGATTGCGCTCGGTGTCGCGCACTGAGCACCAAACATGACGACGCTTCTTGTTGAGAAGCCACGACATGGGGTGCGTATTGTCACCACTAAATATTACAAGAGCGTCCATGACTGACGTCTGTACCACAGAAAGGGTGGGTACGTCTAGACGGAAATGTTTTAAAGGGTCACAGAGGATCGTAATCGTGTTGAGTGGAGTTATACTGCACGCCGTCATAACCTGATCGAGTTGGAGCAACTGGCATACAGTAAGTTAGAGCTAAGGCGTCTGCTATGTCTGGACTGGCGATCCCTCGCTTCTTAGCGTCTTTCTTAGTTTCCAATTGGATATCGTTGCGGAGGTTGTACCCATACTCAAGTCCAGTCAGGTCAACTCGAAGGTCATCATTATCCGGCAGCCGGACGCCATCACGCAAAGCGTCTCTCATGTTGCCCCACATCTGCGCTCGCATATTAGCGTAGCCTTTCTGTGTTGCCTTGCTACCAAAGTTAATCTCAATCACATCGAGGGCGAGCTGCCTGCATCGATCCACAACACCGCCGCCTACCCCGCCGCCATCGATAAAGATAGCGTTGGGTCTTTTCTCATGTGCAATGCGTGCAACCTCGGCGGCCAGTGTCATAGTGTCAACGCCTCGGTAAGTGTAAAGACCTTGGCTCTCGGCGTCGCGGCCCTGTCGTAGATAGATCACAGATTGATCATCACCGAAGCGGGCAACGTCCACGCCCATGACCAAAGCATCGCTCGGCGTAACGGCCACATCGAGGCCAACACCTTTAGTCACATCAGCGCCGGGTATAAACTGTAGCTCACCCGCCGAGGGGAACTGACCTAAGACACGCACCTTCACAAAATCACTATCGATACCGTAGTCTTCGATCCACGTCTCAAATAATCTCTTGTTGGTAATAGCCACGTCCCGGCTGTCGATAGACCGACGGATCAATCGGTGTCGGAACCTGCCCTCCATGTTCTCAAAGAAGCGGCCACTGTTTCTCGTTGGGTTGCCCCAATCAAATGTCATTGGCTCGCCGTCAGTTAGTCCGCCTTCTCTGACTTCCCAGATTTTATCGGGGACGGCGCTGGCTTCATCAAAGATGTAGAAGGGCGTGGCGTTGGCTGCATGGAGGCCAGCAAACGCCTCCGAGTTCTCTTCACGGCACGTTTGGGCATCTACCCTCCAAGTCTCACGATGTGAGTTGTTGTACATATTCATTGAACCCCCGCCGCCTGCGTTGAGGGTCCACCAATGCTTAGTCAATCCAAGGTGATGCCACTTAGCCAGCTCGGCCCACGTCTTGGTGCGGAGCTGCTCCGATGTGTTGGCCGTCACGATGCCTTTGCTAAATGGTCGCGTGTCCATAATCCAACGAATAAGAAAAGCTGTCATGCAGCTCTTACCAATGCCGTGGCCTGATGCTGTTGAGAATTGAATTGGGTCGACAGCAGCAACGCCGTCGAACTTACGCTTCTTCACTTCGTTGCCAACCTCAATAAGAAAATCTCGTTGCCAGACGTCGGGTCCAGTGCGGCCATCGAGAGAACCAGTTCCCCACGGATAACTAACCATGACGTGCTTCAACGGATCGGCGTAACATTCCGACATCAAGTCGGCCAGTTGTGCCTCGGCGTCGTTGAGGGCGCTGCTATGCTGTTGGGTCATAGTCATGCGTCGTCACTGATAAACCGTCGGCTGGTCGGCCAACACATTCTTCGTTTGTTGTGTTAGAGGTTTCTTTCTCTCCACATATTCTGCAAACTTGCATCGATCCAGCTCCCGGCATCGGGCTGCCCCAAAGGTGTTTCTTAGTTCGATGCACGCCCCCGGTGTTCTCGTCAAACTGCGCTGTCATCGACATTTCTGTTCCTCCCCATCGGATTAAATCCTGCTTCTCTTAACGTCTCACAAAATAACATATCGTCTGCCTCTGCTTCAACACAGTCAGGGCAAGCGTCGGTTGGCTCTCCCGGCTCTGGGTCTACAGCGACGCCACATAACCTACATATCGTCTGCACTAAGCCTCGCCCTCCCCTGCTGAATACGGACAACCAATGCGTCGGCGTCTATATCCACTTTAAGTTTGTCTGCCGGGTAGAGATCGAGCAGCTTAGTTTGTTTATCGGTCGCGCCAGTCATCGCCCCAGCGTTGCCTGTCTCCTCGGCCAAGTCGAAGGCTTTATCAAATTTCTTTAGCTGCCCTTCGTATGTGTATTGCAGCTTCTTCACGATAGGTGCGCGAAGTTCTGCAATCCTTGCACGGACCTTGTCCTCTGACATAAGCCGAGACGCTTTCTCCCAAATTGTTTTATCCGTAGCCTTCTTAGGTTTGTAGGCTTCCCGATAACAATCAGAAGCTGATGGGTAAACACCGCTCGCTGCATTAACACAAAACCGCTCTTGCTGTACCGAAAGATCAATGCTCTCAGTAGTAACCTTTGTTGTCACACCTTCGCCGCCCTTTGATTTATTAGTTAGATTTTTCAAACCAATTTTTGCAATCATATCTTGCTCGGCTCTGTACGCATCGGCGTCAGTCGTGTGATGACTAAGGATCACAACGCTTGGAGTAAGCCCATCTTTTTTAATAGCCTCAATAATTTCAAATTTCTCGGAAGCGGGTGCGCCCTGCATTCCCTTCGGAATATTTCTGAAGTGCTGAACTTTACGGTCGCCTGATCCCTTACCAATGTAGAAGATTGGTTGAAGGGGATTTCTCGGATCACAAAGACCATATACATATTTATATTTTGCCATGTATTTTCCTTACACTATTTTATGCTTCACGTCTAGATACCAACTCGCCATCAGTGCAGCTTCCGCTATCCCATCATTTGCAAGCACGCCCCAATCAGGGCCAGCACCAAACTTAGTTCGAGCTAAGTCTAGACTATCCCGCTTGTCGCGTCCAAGACCCCAATACTTTTTCCATACCTGTGGGGTAACCCACTCTGTCTCGCGGCAACGTATCATCGCCACTGCTGTCGCTGTGCCTGTATTGTGGCCGAAAGAGAAACCAGAGCTGGACCCTTGGTTTGGCATAGCTCCAACTAATTCAACAACAGCTTGATCTAACTCGCATGGGATAGCACCAAACAAAGCAGCGCCGTCAACAATAGTTTTACTTCTCAGCTTTACTGTGGGCATCCTACCCCACTTGTAAAGTTTGCCGCGATCCAATAATGCCCAGCCACCTGACGCGCCGGGATCAATTCCAAGCACCATCATTTTTTATCATCTTCCTGCTCTTGGGGGCTGTCGCCCCAAGGCGTAATAGCTCTCTTTAGAGAGGACAGATCGACAGATAGATCACAACCCTTACTCAGCAACGGTTTGACCCCTATCTGCCACCATCTGACCACTGGTCTGACGGTCAGATACTTTAAGCGCAGAACCATGCGGGTTACAGGCCGACAGATAAATTTATCTGTCTTCGATCTGACCGTTGGTTTAGGGCAGTAACTTGGTCTTGAATATGTAATCGATCTCACTCTACTTTCTCCTTCTCTTGTAGAATTAAAGCCCATGTCTGCTTCTCTTTTGTGCTTGTGTCGATCATTGTCACGTAGCCATTCTCGCAGGCAACGGTCTCCTCAAACATCTTAAACATCTTCTGCTTCCCATCTGCCTTTGTAATATTTGGCAACAATGCGTGATCCCCCATTGCCTTTGCAATAGCAGTCATAGAAGTATGCTTGCCATAACCTAACTTACTAATCAAGTCAGTGCCAAGCATCGACGCCTCCATCTTATCAGTATTGCTGTGCAGCAGCGCGTTCTCTGCCTCAGCCTGCGTTGCTAACCTACATACTCCAATGTCACGCCCTTCACCCTCGTCCATCTCCTGACCTACCAGCTCATAGACAACAGGGTCAAGCGGCTCGCCCTCCCTGATCTTACCCGTGTCGAGCACAACCCATCGAGACAGCCTCTCGTCAAGGTAGGCTTTCTTCCACGCCTTGCGCTGCTCACCGTTCTTAGGCATCCAGTTAGACAACGTGAAGCCACAGTCTAGGGCAGAGTATATTGCACCCGACCCACGCCATGCCGAGCTGTCACCACGGACCCAGTCGTTGTCCTTCCCCCTATCCTTCGGGGTGTGGTGAGCGTGCAGGATAGCGCAGCCAGTTAACGAAGTAATTAACAAAAACGCTTTTGTAAGCATCGCTGCGCTGGTCGCGCTGTTCTCATCCATTGCATCAGACAGCGTCACATACGGATCAAAGATTAAAAACTCAGCTCCGCTCTCTCTGGTCTCGTCGACCAACCGCGCAATGTTATCCTCATCCAGCTCAGGAAAGCCGCCCTCATTAATTGCAACAAGCCGAAACATTCCGTTACCTTTGCCGCGCACAATAATTTTCTCAGAGTTCCAATCCTTATGCTGACGTGCAACCGCCTTACACCGACGCCAGATGTCTGCTTCATGCTCTTCGTTGGCAACCCACAAAGCCCTGACCCTGCCGTCACACGCAGGCAGGCCAAGACGAGCAGTGTCACCCACGGCCAAACTGACAACAAGAGACGCAAGCCATCTGGTCTTGCCGACGTTTGACATCCCGGCCAAACTAATTGTCCCTCCCTTCGGGATCATGCCGGGTACAATCCATTCGATAGGTTCAATTATCTCTTCGTGCAATTGTGCGACGTCTCTCTTTCCAAACTCTGCGCTGGTGTCGCTTTCGCTTTTGCTTTTGTCCTTGGTCCCCATCTCCATTATCCGACGCTCGATGTCCTCGCTGGACGTCTCCCGCTGGGGTCCAATCGGGCGCGACGCACTCGCTATCATTTTCTGCGTCTCGATAAAAGTTTCGCCCTGCGTCATCATCTCGATGTCTTCATCTGTCA